TGTTTAATCTGCCTTCGATAACGCCCCTAACTGTGTTTAAATCTATTGCAGCCATTATGTTCTCCTCAATATTTTTTGATACTCCTGTACCGACCAATCCTCAAGTTCTTTTGCGATCTTATCTACCCATGGCCCAGATTGTTGGTCACTACCTGTTCTCCCGATAGCCTTCCATGAAGCTGGTACGCCCTGACCTGTCCCAGAAAGCGCCTCAGCGTACGGTAAATTATTGTGTATGTGATAAACATTCCCAATCTTTTCAGCAAAGCCAGCGGGATAATTAGAGCCTTTGGGTGGTGTAATACCTTTTGGAAAACTTCCGTCTATGTTTGGTTTGCCGTCCGGGGCGTTTTCTCCAATCTGCCAATCAGAACGAAATCTACCAGTATCTACCGGGCTACCCATTTTTGCCCTTGCGTCAGCTTCTAAAACAACAGCCCTAAGAAGTTGATTTATTTGGAACTCCATATGTCCACCTATTCTTTCTGGGGGGATAATCATCATGTTCTTAAATAAAGCTCAAAGGATAAAACACTAGCACCACTTCGATATGTTCTGATTCTCACGATTTGATGTACCTTGCTATCAATCACAACACGATCTTTTGTTGTCGGTGTATAAGCCAAGGAATCAGCCGCCACAGTACATTTAAGGTCTGCGGCTTGCACTAAGTCGTTTACCTCTCTGTCGTTTATGTCTTGCAAAACTGCTTTTACTGTTGTATCGGCTGTGGTTTCGCTAATAACTCCTGTGGAAGCATCGTAACTACCCGGTGTTACCCTTCTTACCGTCACGCTTGTACCAACGCCCGGTATTTCCGCAACTTTGTCGATTACTTTTTGTATAGCTTTTGCAAATGACGGCATTAGACCAAATAAGCAATAACAGTACCGCTATCTAGTTTTACACTGGTTATAACCCCTTCGATTGCTGTATTTGATTTAAACTGCAAACCAGTTAAATCTCCTGTGATGTTTTCAGCTACTAAAGTATTAATAACTGAATCTTGCAATGCTTTGATGCAACCGAAACGGCCTGTATGTGCGGCTGTATCATTGATGATTTTGGCAGCGGGATAGTAGCCCATTAAATTAACTCCTTTTTAGTGAAATGTTACCCGGTCCGCTGATTCGCAGCCCAGTGAAGTACCGTTCAAAAAGCGGCGGCACTCTATCAGCGCCTACAGCGCCAAACTTGTCTGGTTCAACGGCAACACCGCCTACACCAACTCTTTTATAATCCTCTAAACCTGACAACCCTAGACCATCTTTGTTGTTATTAAGATATACCGCCAGTATCACTTCTGCTCTTTTAACTTGATCTGGTATTTCTGTGTCTGTGTAATAATCTGTTGTGACCCGGTAAGGAAAACCAGTTGTATAGGTACTTGTAAAAGTGTCTGGCTTTCTAACTCCTGTTCTTGGCCATTGTAGCGCTTGTGTGTCTGAAGCTCTAGCGCCTAAAAATCTCTCGCGGTCAATCCGCTGTGTTGCTGTATATAAAGCCCTATTTTTTTGGTCTGTTGTAGCACTAGCCCAAGCCGCTACGTCATCATCTTCAACTAAGCCGTCCACAATATCTTGTGCATCAGACAAAGTTAAGTAGCTATTTGCTGACGCGCTTCCTACTGTTGCTGTTATGCTTATTGCCATTTAATTGTGATGATTTGGTCTTTTTTTTGGGTTGTGGGGGAACTGAGGCCACTTTTGCGGCCTCCTGTTCTCTTAAACGCCTAAATGCGAATATCCCCATTAACCAGCTTTTAGAATCTGGTAGTTAAGTACAATCGCTTCTGATAGAGAACCACCAGAAACATTAGCAACTGTGATCTTGAAAGACCCAGCGGCAATACTGTTGGCTTGTACTAAGTAAGAACCGGCTGTACCAGCGCTTGCGTGATTAACCACAACTACATCACTTGCAGTAATTTCAGAGTTTGTAACTGTGAAAGATACTTCAGCGGCAGCGGCTAGTGCCGCGTCAGCCATGGTTATAACTCCCGCAACTTTATTAAGAGTTACAGCAGTTGCTTTGTTTGTGGCCTGAGTAACAGAACCTGTCTGGTCAGAACCTACACCGAGGGCGGCCCCGGCTGTTGCTTCAAATACTGATGGCATAATTAGTTACCTCTAGTCTTGAGTAGATACGTTAGTAGCTCTAACGATACCGATGTTCTTTGTCTCGTAAACTTTCGACCAATTAGCTACGGTTCCTAGAACTGTTCTGTTTGGGTTTGTTGTTGTAACAGCCCACTTAGAACCTACTGGGTGGTAGCAGTAGTGTAGGTCAACAGCCATAGCGTCAGACTTAGCCAAAATGTCTCTGTCTGTCTCAGTTGTTAGACCTGCTTGCTCGCCACTTGCTACAGCGCCGGGTGTAAAGAAATAAGTTGAATACTCTGTAGATGCACCAGAACCAGTTGTAGA